CCCGCTGTCCCGTAGATGCGCCGTTCGCGTGTCGCCGCCATGATCTGAATGCCCGTCACCTCTTCGAAGCTCTGACGCGCGGCCGAGATATACGCATCCAGCAGCGTGTCTTCCGAGGTCGGCGTGAACTTCAACGCCTTTTTCACTTCATCCAAGTCGATCGGCTCGAGCATTGGGCCTTCGATCAACGTGTCCACCACGCGAAGATCGGTGAGCGTCACCATGCGCCCTTCCCGTCCTTGCCGGGGGTACCGTCTTTCCCGTTGATCCCGTCTTTGCCCGCCTTGCCCTCTTTGCCGTCGCGGCCGGCCTTCACCGCCAACCGCCACGCCCCACTGCCATCGCCTGGCTTGGCTCTGGTATCACGCTGGGCAATCCAGAAGGAGCCGCCCCACGTCACGCCGTCGTACTTGAGGTACGCCATGTCGGCCTTGTAGACGCCGAGATCGGCGACATTCGGGATACGGAACGTCTTCGTGCGTTCGCCCCTGACGAACTTCAGGAAGAGCCGTCCGTGTTCGTCCTCTTCCGCCTGGAGATCGTCGAAGCCCAGACCGTCCTTCCCGTCAACACCGTCATTGCCGTGGAGGCCGTTGACACCATCGAGGCCCTTCGGCCCTTGGACACCTGGTAACCCGTCGCGACCTGGGATCCCGGCCACACCTTGCGGACCTTCCGGACCGCGCTCTCCAGGCTCCCCTTTTTCACCGCGCTCGCCTTGGAGACCGGCGGGGCCAGTTTCACCAGGTGAACCGGTAACGCCATCGGCGCCGCGCTCGCCAGGGTCACCCTTCTGTCCTTGCGGCCCATGGGCGCCGTCTTTTCCATCAATCCCGTCGCGACCGTCTTTGCCGTTCAGGCCGTCGAGGCCCTTGGCCCCGTCGATCCCTTTTTCGCCGCGCTCCCCTTGTGGTCCGGGTATGAGTGCGCGCTGTTCCACGCCCTTGATCCGCGTATCGACAGACCCCAACTGCTGGTCGATGTACTGCCGCACAATCGGCGCGATGCCTTTAATCAGAGCGCCGAGTTCTTCCACCGTCATGCGGCGGTCAGCTCCAGTTCGAGAAGTTCCATCGCCCTGATGGCGAGGTCCTCCATCGATAAGTCATTTGCAGCCGGCAATGCCGGGCGTTCGGCCGCTGGTGGCAACGCTGGTTGAGGCGTCGCCAGTGGCGGTCCCATCTGATCGCGTTTATTGAGGGCGGCCAGTGAATAGTTCTGCTGTTGCAGGAAGCAGGAGTCACCGCCTTCCACCGGCTTCAAGTCGAAGCGCTTGCGTGACTCGTTCGGCGTCTTGAATCCGGCCCCTATGGATTTGGCCTCCACTTCTGTGGCCGTCAAACTGTCCATGCGGAGCAGCGCGTCCACGTCGAGCTCGACCCCAAGCGTCCGGTCCGTCACGTTTTCGAGTTCCAGTCCTTCGTCGAGACAGAGCTCCAGCGACTCGATCAAGATCTGCAGGGCCTGCGAGTAGTAGTCGATGTTGGCAGCCTGGACGTTGCCGTACGCTGGCATCGGCGCGATTCCGACCTTCCACCCAGGAACGTGGAAACAGCCACAGACGTTGACGCCGGTCCAATTCAACTGATCGATCAACTGCGCATCGCGCGCGGTCATCGTCATCGGTTCGAACTTCAGGCCATCACCGAGGACGGCGACTTTCCCTGCGGCCTGTTCGCCAGCGTAGTTGGCGGCCCAGTGCTCCTCGAGGCGCTTGGCGGTTTCTTCGCTGATGATCCCTGGGGCCGTCAGAATCCCGCTGAGCATCGAGTTATTGGCGAAGAGCTTCGAGGACTGATGCTGGATGCGCAGGCCCTGCATTGCCGCCAGGCCACACGCTGAGATTGGAGAAATCCCTACGAGCGGGTGGTACGGCGCGTACATGATGTCGTGGATGATTTCGCGCGCCGGGATCGCTTCAAGGCCTTCTGGCAGGCCAGATAGATCGTCGCGGTCCAGCTGGTAATACACGTCGCCGTTCGGTGCGACAAGCGGCCGCACGCGCTGCGGATCGAGTAGGTAAAGTCCAGTGACGACCCCGCGGCGATCACGCTCTTTCAGGACATAGGCGTTGCCATGGATCAGCTTCGATAGGATCCACTGCATGATGAACTGGATGCGGTTCTGATAGTGGTTAGGTCGGCGAAGGACTGGACTGAACGCAGAGCTCTCGGTCTCCGTCCAGATGCCGTTCTCGTCCTTTTCGACCAGCGAGATCCACAGCTTCGCGATGTCAGAGGAAATCAGCGTGATGCACGAGAAGACAACACCGTGTGTGATGACATTCTCCGGACGCAATTCCATGTTCCGCTGCCAGGCCCCAGGGAACCAGTCGCGAATCACCGGAAACCAGCCACGATTCGAATCCACTGACGAGAGCGTCTGTGTGTTCTTCGGGCGCGTAATGGTCAGGCCGAAGATGTTCACTCGGTGGTCGCCTCCACCCGTCGACGTCGACTACGACGCGGTTCCGGCGTTGGCGCCGAATCCGTCTTGCTGCTGATGAACTTGGCGACGCGCTGATAGGTGTACGCCGCCGCCTCAATCGGCGTGACGTTGATGGCTTGCCCCACCGTGATCTGTCGGCCACGATGGGAGAAGCACGCCGTCGCAATGAGCGGGATAAACACGCGGGATCACCCCAGATAGGAAAATCCGGCGCCCAGGAGTCCCGCTCCCGAGCGCCGGCTGGAACTACGAACCGCTACTTCCCGACTTAGCTCGGGCTGCCCGTCGCGCTATACGCCACGTTGGACAGGTACTGCACCGATTCCTCACGCCGCCGCGCCCAGTTGACCATCCGCTCTGCGCGAATCGCCAAGCTGTTGGTCTGGAACATGGACACCAGCTGCGCGCCGGTCCCGGTCACCGCGCTTTGCTGCGGGGTGTTTGACATCTCCAGCGAGGCTTCGCGGGAGACATCCACCGAGACCTGGCCATCGTCCGCCAGGAAAATCTCGTTGGCGTTGACGAGGATGATGATCGCGCCGCCCGGGGATCCGTCCGTGACGTACTGCGACGTCACGACCGGCAGGCCCATGAAGGTGCCGCCCTTCAGGGTGATGCCGGGGAACTGGGCCTGGCCCAGCGCGTTCTGCATCAGCGAGAGCGCCATCGCCGTCGCGGACGGCATGATGATGGTCGCGGAGGTCGGATCCTGGTTGTCGGCCAGGAAGGCCGCGAAGAGCGCCTGGAAGTCCGTACGGACCGCCGACGGCTCCGTGCCCGAAGATGCGATCGGGGTCACGCCGTTGGTGATGGACGCCGGCGAGACACCGGAGACCAGCGCCTTGTTCGGATCGATGAAATCGATGTCCATGCGCTCGATGATGGCGCGCGCCAGTTCATCGCGGACCATCGTCTCGGCGGACGGCGACGAAAACCGCGCGAGCTCTTGGGTGATGACCGCGATACAGGCCACCTTCGCCCAGAGCAGCGTGTTCGGGGAGACGCCCATCGAGGTGAGCGGCTTGGCCGCGCCTTCACCCACCCAGTAGCCCGTCCCTTTGGACGTCTGCTGGTTGTAGCGAATGTTGAACGGCACCCGACGGAGGCCTTCGATTCGACCGATGATGGTCTGGGGCCGCAGGAACTCCACGAACTCGTTCTCGAGGTTCTGCGCGTACACCAGCGAGGCCGCGAAGCCGGAATCGGGCGATCCGCCCTGCTCCGTCACGCCGGCGCCGACGGCCGCATTCAGCACCTTGTGGATGCGCACACAGTCGGGATACCGGGACCGAGCGATGGCCTCCGCGCTGACGAAGTTCCCCTTCTGCATCTCGAGGAACGACGCCACCTTGCACATAACCATGCGGGTGAATTCGATCCCGGGCGGCAGATTGCTCTGCACCGAGACCACCGGACTTGAGCCGCGCGTGCGTGTCCCGTTGCCCAGCGTGTCGCCGGCGACCGGCTTGGCGGCCGCGATGTTGATCTTCTCCATGTCGCGGAGGTCGGCCAGTTCACGATTGATGGCTTCGATCTCGGTCTTCAACGTGTCGAATTTCTCGCGCTCGGCCTCGTCCTTGCCGCGGCCTTCCGCGTCGACCTTGTCCTGAATGCTGTTCAGTTCCGCGTTCTTGGCCACCAGCGAGTTCTGCCAGCCTTCCAGTCGTTCGGTAATCGTTTTCATGTTCCGGTCCTGTGGCGCCGTATTCACGACGCGCGTAAGGCCCGAAACGCCGGGCGAAGTAGTACGTGAGAGGACCGGCCTTGTGCCTGACGCGGCAGGACGGCGCTCCGTATTCGTAATAGCGAGGAGTCGAGCTCTGTACTGGTCGGGGATCTCGAGCTTGTCGAGCACTTCCGGCTTGTACGACGCGGCCGCCTTTAGGCCCTTAATCTTTTCCGTGGCGAAGCCGTTGGTGAGGGCTTCGTCGACGTCCATCCAGGTGGTGGCGTCCATCAATTCGCCGAGCTTGGCTTCGCTCAGTGGGGACTTCCACCGATAGGTGGCGATGATGACGGACCGCACCTTGTCGAGCTCGTCGGCCGTCGTCCGCATGTCTTTCGAATCACCCGCCGAGAACGTCATCGGGTTGTGAATCATCACCAACGCGTTATCCGCCATGCGGATCGTGCTGCCGGCCATGATGACAATCGAAGCAGCGCTCGCGGCCAGGCCTTCAATGATCACTTCTACCGATCGGCTCTTCGAGACCCGCTGATCCCGAAGCGCATTGGCGATATTGACGGCGCTGAACACGTCGCCGCCAGGGCTGTTGACGTGGAGGCGGATCGTCTTGACCGTGTCGGGAATCTTGGAAAGTTCCGCGACGAACGTCTTCGCAGTGACGCTGTCCCCGAACATCTCATCACCCCAGCCGCCGATGTAATCGATGATGTTGATGTCGACGACGCGGGCGTTGGCCGCCGCGTTGTCGAATCGGTACCAAGGGGTAGGGTTCATGGAACAGTCCCATAGTCAGGGAGACTGCCCATGCCGACAGTAAATGCGGACGGAAACTACTTCGGAAGGCTGAGAATTAGGATCTGGCGGATCGTTTCTGAGACAGGCTGGCCGCACCGCTCAGAAAACGTGATGAGACGATCGAGATCGCGTTCTGGCAACCTCGTGGAGATCCGGCGCAAGGGTTCCTCAGCCGGCGGGCGTCCGCCCTTTCGGCGATCGGGTTGCGGCATCGGCCGGTCAGGTTGGCGTCGGTCCATTACCGCAACACCTTTCGAATCTTCTGCTGGCCTTCTTTGACGCATTGGGCGTACAGCGCCTGATACGCAGGCGTCTCGGTGGGCTTGGCCGCCGCTTCCTGATCGGCCGTCCGCCCCTCCCAGTGGTGCGTGATGGTGACTTCTGGCACACGAATCGCCCGACCGAAGGGCTTCACCACGTCGCGCAACCAGATGTCGGTGTAGACCAAGCGCTCATCGAACACGCCGCCAAGGAGATCAATCTGCCGACGCGACACGCAGGGGAACACGAACTTGCCCGCATTCATCGTCGTCACTCCGAGGACGAAGATCCCATCACGATAAGTCGCGGCCGCCGCTAGTAGCTTCGTGTCCCACCCGAGTGTCTGGAATTCCACGTCGTCATTGACCACTAAAATCAGATCGGCTTGGGCTTCTCGCGCGGCTTCGTTTGTCAACGTAGCCAGCGTGGCATAGCCGTTGAGCCGTGAGCCCACGATGACCCGGGTGTGCTCGGCCATCGGCACCATAGTTCCAGCGAAATAGTCCTGAGACTCGCCATCATCGTCGTCAATCCGGCAGATCACCTCGATCTGGCCTGGATGCACGGCGGTCTTCCAGAGTGACCGAAGCATGCGGTCCAGTTGCGGCACACGCTGACGGGTCGGCACGATGACGGACAGGCTGGGCTTCATACGGGCCACCACCAGAAACCGTCCTGCATCCCGACCGATCCGAACACGCAATGAACGGCCAGCGAGACGCCGGGATGGTACCCATTCATGAAATCGCGGTGGGCGTCCAGCTTCGCCGCGGCCACACTCTCGGGTGTCGTCAAGACCAGCTCGAGGTCATCCCCGCAAATCACGCCCTTCGGTGTGACCAGCCGGCGCGCGTGACGGCAATCCTGCTCAACCGTTGGGTACCGATGATCGCCGTCGAGGTAGATGAGGTCATACGACGCATCGGGCAACGTCG